CAATCAATGGAGATGACGAACTCGCTGTTAGGACTGAACTGGTTGGTGGCATGGGTAAGTACGGTCGCCTTCTTGGTTGGTTATATATCGGAGATGCAGAAGTATCACTGAACGAACAGATGATTGAGGAAGGTTACGCCTGGGCATACGATGGTGGAACTAAAAAGAAAGATTTTGAGGAATTGAGAGAAATCCGTAGGGCTCATGGAACCCTTTTGGAATAAATAAATAAGGATCCAAATTTTAAAATGGTTATGAAAAAGTTTCTACCATTTGCTATGCTTCTGATGACCGCTACTGCCGCTAACGCTGGCGGACTTGTTACTTCACACGCTTCTAGTGTTCAACTAACTGTTGATGCTGCCAGAACTCAGGCAACACGCATCGGAAGTTCGTTCAGTATCTCAGGTTCAAATATTGATACTACGGACGGGTCAACTGCTGGTGCTGTATCTGCTGGCACTATCACCTCTGGTGTATACAACCCTGGTACTATTACTGCTACCCAAGATACTGCTGGAGCAGCATTTAGTTTCTCACAGTCTTATACACAGGCTGACGCCCTGCCAACCAGTGCTCCTACTGTAGGACAAGTTCCCAACTTCGGTTCAGTTCTTTCTTACACAGCTGGAACTGCTGGTGATCTAGCAGGTACTGTAACCAGTGCTGGTGTTCTAACCGTGACGGCTGGTGGAGCTGGTACAAGTGCTACAGGACAATTCGTGTCGGAGATCACCGTTATCGACTGAGGTATATCATGGATCGTTTGAAAGAAGCAATCGGTCTGGGTTTAATTTTAGGTGCTTTTCACGGGGCGGCACAAGCCGTACCCGTGGTGCCTAACTTCACCCAGGGCTCAATGACTAGCCACACAGAAACAACACAAAAAATCACAGAAACCATCAATTCGATGGACTATAACACTGGTTATCAGTATTCAGTAACTGGTAGTGGAGTGAGTGCTAATGGAAATTTATCTCCTGGCACTGGAACAAATAATGTAACTATAGATGGAGTGACATCATCATGGACGGGAGTAACATCCAAACCAAACTTCGTACAAACAACACCAGGAGCAGCGTTTCAGTTCACAGAAACGTACATGGGTCCTGGTTTAAGCAACCATACAATTATCCAAAGAGAAACCGAGGTAACAAGTATAACAGACACTACATCCATCTTCTCGCAATAGGACTTACCAGTGTATTTTTCCCGACTCAAGCACTGGCTAATGTTGGCGGTGTTAGCGCCACAGCTGCTCCTGTTGCTAATTCTTCAGGTAGTGTTACTAATCAAGCGATACAAGTATTACAAGGCCCATATATCACTAACACATACGGATCAGGAATTCAGTGTCAAGGTCCCACTAGAAATTTCACCCCTTACGTAACAGGATCTGTTTCTGCTGCTAAACCTTACGAAGATTATTATGATACTCCTGTCTATGACATGAGAGATTTAACTGGTGATTTTGATGATGATGGTAAACCAATTGGGGATGGAGCACCTGATCGACCTGGGGACATTTTATACTATCAACCGACAAGAACTGGACAAAAAGATAACTACAGTCTTGGCATTGGTTTCTCTATGACATGGAGTACACCAACTGACAAGAAAATGCAGGAGTTATGTAAACAAGCAGCAACTGCTAGCATCGAAATGATGCAACAACAAACTGCCAATAAAAGGCTCGATTTTGAGATCGCCAGACTTAAGAATTGTGGCGAATTATTGTTACGTGGAATACAATTCCACCCCAGATCTCCTTATTATAAAGTGTGTGCTGATGTCGTAGTTAATAACCCTCCTGGGCATGACCATCCACACGTCCATGCTATCCCTTCCTCTTCTTCTTCCTCGGGAACACAGAACGAAGAGCTTTCACAGCGTGGTTCATCTGACGCTGCTCTGCTCGGCGCTCCCCTACAGACAAAACTGGGGGCTTCTTACCCCTTAGAGAGGCGATCTTCTTCATCACTTTCTTCACGGCAGGTTTCACCGCTTTTAACAGAAGATCAGCAAGAGGTTTTGCAAGCAGTGCCGAAGTTGTCGCAATAACAGCAACACCACCGACCTGTACAACCTGTCCACCACTAGGAAGTCCCGCTACTATTTGTGTAGGTAGTGGGACTTTTTCTGTTATCTGTACACATGTGTTGTCGATTAGTTCATAACCAACAACCTTCTTTCTAAATCCTTCCACAAAAGATCCAACAGGTTCCTGTGCCTGCTGTACCTTAGTAGGACATTCTATCTGAGCAGTAGCAGCTGGAACCTTTGTCTCTGGTGGTTTAACTTCTGGCGATTCTGGTGGATCAGGTGTCTTAGTCTTCGGAACAGGAGCAGGTTCCGTGATGATCATCTGTTCAGGTTCAAAAGAAATAGGATTATAACTGGGAATACCAGCGTCACAATACGTAACCAGTCCTTCTTTGTCATCTTGACCTACCGTATTAGATTTGTTGTTTGCTTCATGTGCCTCAACACAACCAGGAACATCAACAATAGGCACACCAATATCTATCACCACAGGAGGGGCAAAAGGTATTGAGGTGTAGTTTTGTGATACGGTAGGACTAAGTTGTATATCAATCTCATCAATCCTAATATCAGGGGAAGTGATTTTAGGAGAAGTAATCTTAGGTATTTCGGGCATCAGTCTTCAAACATTTTAAAAATACCACTCCAAATAGAATGGAAAAACACATAGAGAAAGAACGTTTCAGTTGCTTCTTTCTTCGCTTGCTTCTTGTAAGTGCTTTGTGCCATAATTTTTAATAACGATACGTATTATTTAACGAAACTCATCAAACTTTAATTAACAGTCATTGAATGCTGATCCAACTTCAGATCCAATTTCCGATCCTGCTTGCTGTCCTAGGAGCAATGCCCAACCACCTGCTAACCATCCAATGTAGGGGATGCTAGAGACCGCTGGGACGATGAGACCAGCAGCAATGCTAGTTCCTGCCATTGCACCTTGTGACCGTGCTCCAGCGTCCGCCGCTATGCACTCGGCGCTTTTCACATGCTTTCCCTCAGCATCCAGTGTTGAGGCACCTCCCATGTTCCTGACGCCTTCCATAGTATATTGATCACGACGGTATTCATTTCGCTGCTCAGATCCTCCGCCAAAGAGTCCTCTCTTTTCACGGTCAAGTTCTAAAGACTTTTCAGACTCCAATACTTTGGGATCATTAGCACGATATTCGATACGATATCCTTCCTTACCTGCTTCGATTGTATACGATGAGTAAGGACCACGAGGGAGATTAATTGTAGGTACTGTCGGCGGTTCTGCCTTCCTATCAATCAGGTAACCAAGCAAACCAATATGGGAGATAGCAAATAATGCACCAGCAGTGGTGATAATTATCTTCCATCCAGATGGTTTCTTAGTTGGTTCTGATGTTGCTGGGATGTAATCTTCCTTCTCGTGGTTGAATATACTCATGGTAGTTTGGGGATAGCAGGTCCCGTTGTACTAGGAACAGCAGGACCAGTGACTTCTGGCATCGAAGGCATGGCGGCATCAATGAGACCAGGCAGAGCACCACTAACTGCCTCTACGGCAGCAGCAGATAGTTTCTCCCTTGCCTCTTCCATCATGACATCGGCATTCTTATACAAATAAACACCCCCACCGATGACTGCCAATGAGGTCAGTCCCGATAGGAGTGCAATGACGTTAATTACTTTTTGCATTATTTCTTTGGTTCCACAGCAGAAACGACAGGTGGTTCTTCCTTTTTCGCTTGTGCTGTCTTACCGTTTCCACCACCTGCTTTAGCAGGAGACAGTCCGAAGGCAGCTAGCGATCCAGAAAACACCGAGGCGATGAAGGTAGGATCAAAGTCTAAAATCTTTTGACCGTTGGGCAAGCGAACGTAACTAAAGGTAAGTAGAGAGGCGGACCAAATAAGTACAACAACTTTCACTAAATTACCAAGAACTTCACTTTTATCTTCATCATGGTCTTTCTCTTCTCCCTTTGCTTTGGAATTAAATCCAGGCATAGGTATAGAGCAAGGCGAAACTATTTATTAAAGAGCTGAATAAAATATTCGGCATCCACCACAACTAAAGGTTTCTTTCTATTCTTCTTCATGACTACGATAGGTTCATAGTCACCACAGTTTGCTTGTGCTTGTTCGTAGGCATCCCAGACATTAAGTCTCTCAACATTCTTACACTCGATACTGTGAGGGAACTTCTCTCTAGCAGCACGTGCCATGATGAGATCTTCTCCGCCTGCACCCATAGATCGAGACTCGACATCCTCAGGGTGGACATCTAGAATCTCGATCAACATCTGGCGGACCCACTTCTGTAGATTCCTACCCT